CTTCTACTGGAGCAGAATATGCAAATTGCGCATAATTAGCAATATCATATTTATCAATAGTATTAGAATAAACTATCTTTTTAATAGTTGTATTAACAGACGTTGAAGGATTAAGATAAGACATAGTATCACTAGTAACTAGACCAAGTCTAATATGTTCAGCTGCAGTAGCCTATGCTGCTGTAGTTAATAGAATACCTTTTTCATTTACCATTATAATATCACCAGCAACTGCTGCCGCGATAGTTGTAGGCGTAGCGACGCCCTGTACCCCACCAACGAGTACCGTATTTACGTGTTGTAACATAATTTAAATTATTTTGTTTTAAGTCTAACTACTCTGCAATAAACATTTCTATGCTAGACTGATTTGGAATAGTTTACTCTATTCTACAATGTCATTCCATTGTATTTATTTCGTTATTAATGGTTTGATAACGTTGATCTTTTTTATTTTCAACATACATCTATACAGCCATTTTAACTATTTCATTTAATACATAATCAGGGAAATCTGTATACTCAAAAAATGGAGTAGTAAGAATTATCTAATTAGGTTTTCGTATATAACTTATCTAATAAGATGATATTACATATGTACCATCAGTAAGTAAATTACAACCATTTGTAGTTCTCACTCTTAAAGGTCTAGCATTACCATTCCTAAGATGGAAATCTGTTAGATTATTAGTGACTCTTTGCATATAATTATCTGAAGTACATTCAAATACATCAGTACTACTTACTTTAGTAGAATCAGATACTGGATATATATCTACATTCTCATCTATCATAAACATAAAATCATCAGGATAAGTTGCAGAATACTAAGTATAACTTGTTTTAACAGAACTAGTTAAATCTAATGTAACAGTAGTTAATAAATTTATAAGATCTCTAGCACGTTTTTCATTCTATTCAAATGAAGTCCTTTGATAATTATTACCATCAAATCTAGTTTTTATAAACTTCTATACACCCTAATTTAACCAATATAATATATCAGAACTAGTTAATTTATCTGTAACATAATTATCTAAATTAGATGCTTCTAATTCAAACGCATACTATAGTTCTACTACATTCATTACTAATTATTTTGTTCTTGTTGTTGATTATTTGACTATTTAACATTAAGTCTATACGCACCTTCTGTAATAAACATATCTACTGCAAGTTCAACAATTTCTTGATGAACATTTTCAGATAATTCACAAGTATCTACTATAGAATCATCATCAGTTGGTACTATTACATCAAACTTTTTAGGTTTACGTATATACGTTAATGAACAATTATATATAGTAGTATAACTATCATGATATATTGTTATATAAGTATTTTTATCAGTNTCTGCGTCTAATATAGCACAAGGCTATCTAAGAATAGGCTGATTAAAATAAGATACCATAACTTTATCNACTTCATCCTATGTTATTAACTTATTAGGTACATTAACCTATTTAGGAGTACTAGTAGTAGAAATAGTTATTGTATTGAATGTACCATCACTAACATATTCATAATATACACCACTACAAGAATATATAGTACCAACTAAAGGTTTATTTTCAGAATCTACATATGATGAATTAGATTTATAAACAGAGTTCTATTTCCAAGAACTGTATAATGAATCACCGTATGAAAAATATATTTTATGTAATGTAGAATAAGCGACTGGACCATCAGTACTAGATGGAACTATATAACTAGGTAGTGTAGTAGATACTACAGTTGGAGCAATTGAAATTGTATTTTTCTAATATAATGGTAATGCAGCATCTGTATTTATATTAGACTCTGTTGTAGTACCACTAATATTCATATAAGTCCCACTTACTTTACTACTAGATCTAAGATATAAATAAAACTAATCACTACTATTTGATGGTAGATAAAATCTTTTAGCATAATCATAATCATCAANTGAATGTCCATTAGTTAACTATGTTGTAACTATTAATGATTTAAATGCATCTAATGTCTTATGTAAATTCTATATAGTATTTCTGGTATTATCTAGATTTGTGTAATTTCTTTTAATCCATCTTTCTTGAGCTGCATTAAGAAAATAAAATATAGTATCAGAATCTATTTTATTATCAATTACATAATCATTATTTGCTAATTGTATAAGTCTTTCAAATTCGACCTACATTTTTCTTGCTTCCATATTATTCTTGTATATTTAAAATTTGATTATTTGTCTAAGTTCTCTAAGACTCTATGTTCTCCAAAGCTAATACAACTGCTAAATTAACAACTTCATATCCTACACTATCATTAAATTGAAATGTAGTAGTAGCATTTTCTATCGCTATTATAACAGGTTGAATAATATATGTTAAATATAAATTTAAATTAGCAATCGATGTCACTATATCTATATTATCATATAATATATTTATATTACTATTCTCAATATAACATACTGGTCTTTTTATCCATGGATGATTATATGGAGTCTATTCAAATGATTTTGCCTAAATATGTGTGATTAAATCAACTGGATAGAAATTTGTAGTAACTGTATCATTTAATGTTGAATTAATATACAACATAAAAGTATTTGGTAGACTAAATGAAATAGCATTCTCTATAGATGCAATCTAAGTAGGAGTTGATATACTTACTGTCTATACTAATTTCTATAAATCTGCTATACGTTTTGAATCGCCTTCAAATCCTATTTTCCTAGTATTATTTCCAGTAAATTTTTGATTAATCAACATTATTAAAGACTAGTTTAATAATTTACTTATTTCAGTAGTAGTGAAAGACGGGTAAGAAGTTATCGAGCTCGCCTTATCATAATCTACTAGAAATAAATCATATAAATCTTGTATCGTCATTATTAGATTCTATTTCTTATTGTTTTTATAAATGTCTTAGTGAAATGGATAATCACTTTACGTCAATCTCTGACATTATACTAAGACGTAAATCTTGGTTAGAAGGATTGTCTAAATAAGAAACTGTATCCTCCATAGAACTTCCAATTATATCTGTACCATAATAAAATACATTACGTGTTTTACGTATAATATTTTTACTAATAGCTTGAGCTATAATATATTCAGTACCCTTACTTTTGTTATTAACCCATTTGGTAAAAAACAAATTAGGATTCTTATCTACTAATTCATATAGTTTAGACTCAACTAATTCTGATGACATTGTATCTGCTTTATAACCGTACAGTCGTAAACATTTACGCATATCTTCAAGAGACATTTTATCAAATGCTTTATTAGCATTACGTCTATCTCTATTAAGTCTATTTTCTTCTTTAGCCTCAGCTTCTTTATTAATTAATACATAATCAGTTGCCGGTTTAATATCAGCCAATGATGTTGCAACTCTTTTATGTCCTTTTAAAAATAATACCTATAACTCATCCCATGCATTATCAGTATCAAATGGTTTCTCTTTAGACCCTAACTTAATACAAAAATTAGTCCAATAAGGACTTGTTTTACTTAGTTTGCCCTATTCAAAACCTAATTTCTTTTCAAGTCTTTCCTCATCTTCGATGGTTAACCCTGTATATACGTTTCCAGATCTTGTCCAATAAGGAGCAATGTAATCGAAACAATTACTGTACTTGACCACGTGAGCCCACTGGTCTTTTGTCTTCTTTTTTAATATGACTTCCATATCTTTCGATAGATTATTTTGTTAATGAATATAAGGCTGTGAGAGCATGTTATAAGTCATTTTAAAGACTTCTAACGTATTTAAATATATCATATGATACTTTATAACTCTCACTAATAATAATGCCTTACAATCAATTTATTTAGTTAATTAACTATTAAGCTGCTTCCAAAGAATCAGTCGCATCACAGATTAATTCTCCACATGCACGAGGATCTCTAACCATAATACCAACTTCTCCTAAGAAATGTACTTGATAACCATCACGCGCATTAGAACGAAGAGTACTAATAGATCTAGCATATCCTGCGCCAGGAGCAACAGAACCACCAGTATACCATTGAATAAACTCACGATCCTTACGTACGACTTTTACAATATTAGGTTCACCATCTCTAGAACCAAAGTCCAAGAATGTAAATCTATAAGATTCCAAAGGTTTACCTGTTAATGGATGTAATTGACGATTATAAACAATATTATCATAAAGAGAACAATGTTTTAATGTTAATTCAATTCCACCAGTCATTTTATAAGTAGTAAACTAACCACCCAATGTAAGTTCTTGACCTGCACCTGTGACAAATTTAGTATCAACCAAAGTATAACCAGCAACTTTTTCCTTCAATACACGATCAAATTCACGCATGCCCATTTCACCTGTTAAGGCAACAAACTTACGTTCACTTGTACCAAGTACATTATAAGAAAGATCAAATAAGAAATCTTCAAGTAACTCAGCGGTTAACTAAGTATAGTATCTACGATTCGATGGAGAGATCTATTGAAGTAAACCCGCACCAATATAAACTGGACGACCATTAGCGCCTAGTAAATCTGTAGTCCCATTCTAGTTAGCATTATATTTAGAATAGATTAAGAATCTTTCAAGTCTCTTAAACCATTCACGCATTGCTTTCCATTCTTGATAGTCAGCCCATAAATAAGAAGATTTACCTGTCTCTGGATCTTTCATAGCAATAGCTAATACTGTAGAATAAGCAGAACCTGTAATGTCATAAGACAAACGAATTGTACTTAAATGATTACGAAGTTTAAATGGTGTATTATAATTAATGATATCAGCTTGATCAGAATATTCTTCATAAGCAGAACCAAGTCTAGAAACTTTCTTTCCAGGAAGCAATAAAGCGCCAGGAATATATGTTGAAGCTTGACCATCTGCACAAAATGCAGTATACACCCAATCAGCACCATCTTGATAAGGGGATCCCTAGAAACGAACCTAGAACTCTTTATCATCAAATTCAACAATTGCACCAGGTCCAAACCATTTATCTTCTAATGCTATAAGAATAGGTGTATTACCTAAACCGGCAGTTAAAGTCCCAGCATTAGCCGTAGTAATTGTTGTATCATTATATTTAACCCATTTAATATTAACAGCACGATCGGCATCGATGAGTACACTCCACTCATATTGACGATTTTCAGAGATCATTGTTTTACCAAGACCACCTGTTAAGAAATCGATAGTAGAACCTTCACTAGCGTCTTTTACGCCCATGATATAAGATATTACTGTTGAGATTTCGTGTGGTTTAGTAAGCAATGCTTCAGAAAGCATATTCTCGTCTACAAGATCAGAGAATTTTTTACCTCTATATAACTGTAGATTATTTAGAAAATTATTTTCCATATTAATTTATTATTTTG